TCAGTAAAACAATTAATAAACAGTATGAAACAAACAAGGTTGTAACATGCCGAGACAGTTTGTAAAAGGTGATCCTCGAATTAACCGTAAAGGTAGACCTAAAAAAGAGTTTACAATAACCGACAAGATACGACAGATAATCCAAGAAAAAGACCCGCAATTAAAAAAGACATATCTTGAGATTTTCGCTAATACCGTAATTAAGCGGGCAATTAAAGGTGATCCTACTTGCGTAAAGTTAGTAATGCAATATATTGATGGTATGCCTACTCAAAGAATAGAAATTAACGATAAACTTGAGGAAGCGATTGAAGCATTTAGAAATATTAAATAAAGAATAAATTGATGTGGATTATACAGAAAAGCAGAAAGAAATCATACGGTATGAGAACAGGCACAGACCGCTTATTACAATATGTGAGGGTGCGGTTCGGTCTGGTAAAACAATTATCAATATCGACCTGTTTAATATACATATAGCCGAGAAAAGATACGAACATGTTGATTATATTATCACCGGTTATACAATTGGATCGATTGAAAGAAATGTTATAAAGCCGTGGTCTGAACGATGGGGGATAAGACTAAGGTTAGATCAGCATAATCGTTTCGAGCTGTATGGTAATAGAGTAAATTGTTTTGGTGCTGACAAAGGCGATAGTTATAAACATATGACGGGGTTAACATCATATGGGTGGTACGGTACTGAAGTAACACTGCAGAACTCAAATACAATAAACGAGGCGTTTGACAGAACAAGCGGTGAAGGGTACAGGATATTCTGGGATATGAACCCGGATTACCCTGAGCATCCGATAAAGATTAATTATATCAATCGGTCGGGTGAGAAACTACAAACAGGCCGGGAGCGGATAAAAGCATGGCATTTTCAGTTAGAAGATAACACGTTTCTAACTGGTGAGTATATCGAGAATCTTAAAAAGTCGACCCCAAGCGGCGTATGGTATGACCGAAGAATTAAGGGTCTATGGGTAGCGGCTGAAGGGCTTGTGTATGAGGACTGGAATCCGGAGGTACATATTGTTGAGCCGTTTAAGATACCAGATGAGTGGCAAAGGGTAATCGGTATTGACTGGGGGTACACGAATCCATTTGTTACGTTGTGGGGTGCTGTTGATCCTGACGGCAGGTTGTATATCTATCGGGAGTATTACAAAAACCAGACATTGATTAGAGAACATGCAAAGAAATTACACAAAATGGCGTATTTGGACGGGTGGAAGGATGAGAAAGGAAAACATCCACGAGAATATATATTCAGTGTTGCTGATCATGACGCGCAGGATAATGCTGAACTAAAAAAGTATGGAATCAATACAAGGCCGGCACAGAAGGATGTACAGATTGGTATACAGAAAGTAGCGGAAAGATTAAAGGTTCGGAAGGACGGAAAACCCCGGTTGATGATTTTCCGGGATTGTGTTAATCTTAAAAGAGAAATGGGTATGTATCGGTGGACAGAGCGGAAAGAGGGGAAGCCTGTAAAGGAAGAGCCATTAAAAGTAGATGACCACGGGCCCGATGCATTAAGATACATTGTAATGGAACTTGATAACGAGAGATCACATGGTATATATATCTAATTATAGCAGGGCGAGAATATGGGAATAAAAGATAAATTGATGACAATATTCAGGGGTTCAGAAGGTAAAGAAGTTAGAAGAGATGATGAGAAGGCTGTAAAAGCTATTGGTGCAGGCTGGAATCAGGTAGCAACGGTTATGCCGCAGGGTGATACTTTTCTGCATTTCCTGAGTTTGGCGAGTGAAGAGGATTATCCGCAGTATATAAGAATACAAGACCCGTACCTTGATAATTCATGGGTATTCGCCGCAATACAGGTTATGGCAATTAACATGGCGCAGGTCCCCTTTAAACTGTACAATGGCGAGAATGAGATCGAGGAAAGCGGGCAATATATGTGGCTGTGGAGACTTTTTAACAATGTCGCACCTTATTACAATCGGTACGCTTTGATCGAGAGTATACCGTTGTGGTTGTCGTTGAGGGGCGAAGTATTCTGGCGAATAATACGGAGTGATTTAACAGGACGGACACCGACAAGAATCAGAATATTAGAACCTGATTATATGCGGGAAATTGTACGAGATGGTGAAATCGTACAGTGGGTATATGAGCCTGTTAGAGGGAATAAAGATTTTATCGACCCGATAGATATAATACAATTCAAATACTACAATCCGTATAATCGATTCAGGGGGTTGTCACCGTTGACGGCGGCAATGCTTGGGTTACATATAGATTATTCGGCGGCGGCTTTCAACTATTACTTTTTCAATAATCAGGCGACACCGGGCGGTGTTCTCACAACCCCTTCAGAAACAATTACCGACAGAGAAAAGGATGCTATTGAATTACGGTGGAAAAAGAAACATCGGGGATTGAAGCGTACCGGGATAATGGCAGTATTAAGCCATGGGGCTAAGTATGAACAAATCTCACTTGCGCAGAAAGACATTGAGTATATCAATCAAAAGAAATGGGCAAGAGAAGAAGTATTTGCAGTGTTGATGGTGCCGCCGGCATTATGTCAGGTCCTAGAGTATGCTTCTATAAAATCAAACATTAAAGAGCAGAGAGTACAACTATACGAGAACAACCTCATACCGAAGATGAAAATGGTAGAGGATACATTAAGAACTGACTTTTTCGGTAGAGAAGGATTAACAGGAATCTCGGGACGATTCGACCTTGAGCAGGTCGAGGCATTAAAAGAAAACCTGACAGAGAAAATCAAACATGCCCGGTTATTGTGGCAGATGGGGTTTACAGCGAACGAGATAAATGAACGATTACAGTTAGGATTTGAGGATAAGCCGTGGCGGGATCAGTGGTGGACGACAGGAAACATGATGCCGATATCAGGGGATGGTTCAGAAGCCGATATCAGGGGATGGTTCAGAAGCAATACAGATACAGCAAGGCAGTAGACAAAATAATGAAAAACCAGAAAAATTTATCTACTACCTTACTGTACCGGAAACAATGAAAGAGGCCACGGAGACTAAAGATAAAATATTTGACAGGGAATATACAGAAGGCAAGAAGATATGGAAATGGTTAATACGTAGAATAACACCGATTGAGAATGAATATGCAAAAAAACTACAGGAATACTTTTATAAGATACGGCAGGATGTGTTAAGCAATATACTCGGTGAAAAGAGTATTCTAAAGAAAGAGATAAAAGCGGGGGGTTATGATATAAATGAATTATTGTTTTCAACGGAATATGATGCTATAATACAAGAAATAAGCAGGGGTAGTTTTGAGAAAGCGTATGGGCTTGGTATTGAGTCGGTTGGTATTGAGACAACGTTCAGTTTGACAAATGTACGGGCAATGGGTTCGTTGTCGAAAAGAATTAGAGCGATAAAAGAAATAAACGAAACGGTACGGGAGCAGTTGTTGACGACAATGCAACCAATACTAAAAGAGGGGTTGCGAGAAGGTTTGGCGTATGATACAGTTGCAGGGAAACTGGCAGAAGCGGCGAGAGGGGTATTAAATAATGCAAAAAATCGGGCAAAAACCATTGCTCGCACTGAAATAAATGGAGCAATGAATCAGGCAAGATACGATACGATGAAAGAAACAGGAATAGAGAAACACCGGTGGACAACGAGTCTTGATTCAAAAGTTCGGGATAGCCATATTATGCTTGAAGGCCAGGTGCGGTCGGTAGATGAGTATTTTGATAACGGATTACAATTTCCGCACGATCCAGCCGGCGATCCGGCAGAAGTCATTAATTGCAGATGTATAGCAGTACCGGTTACGAATGAATAAAAGAGAGAAAAAAAGAGGGGAAAATTAAAATGGGAAAAATAGAGAAAGCATTACTTAAATGCGAGATTAAAAAAACAGGTGAGAATGAATATAGTTTTGTGATGAGTGATGAGACCATTGACCGGGATGGTGAGATAATAAAAGTAGATGGATGGGATATCAGGAATTACAAGTCAAACAGTATCCTGTTGTTTGGACATAGGCACGATATTCCGGGAATTGGTGTTGTCAGGAAAGTGGTAAAAGAGGATGGGAAACTTGTTGCTAAAAAGGTTCGGTTCGCTTCACCCGGTATTTATGAACTTGCCGATACGGTACATGGTTTGGTAGATGACGGGGTTCTGAAGGCTGTATCTGTAGGGTATATGCCAATAGAGAGAGAGTATCCCGAAATGGATGATAATAATAAAAAGAAAAAGCCGAGAGTAATCACGAATAAGGCTGAGTTGTATGAATTATCTATCGTGAACGTGGGATCGAATCCAAACGCATTAATGACGGTAAAATCGGCAGAGGTGAAAGCACAAAAAGGTTATGCAGGTGATCCGGCGCAATATCTAACAGATGTAATAAATAAAAGAGTGATAAGTTATGCGGGTGCTCACAGCGGTGGAACACCGAAAGCACCGAGAGATGCTGAATGGGACGCAGCGGCTGAAGTTTCAAAAGCCGATGTCGATGATCTTAAAATAATGTGTGCCTGGATGGATAGTGAGAATCCGGACATAAAATCAAGTTATAAGTTTCCTCATCACAAAGCGAGCGGGCAACATGCGGTTGTGTTCAGGGCCTGCGCAGCTGCTATTGCTGTTCTAAACGGTGCGAGAGGTGGAGCGAATATCCCGGCAGCTGATAGGAAAGGGGTATATAATCATGTAGCGAAACATATCAGGGATGATTTTGATGCTGAACCTGCACCGTTGAAAAGTATAGCAGAAATCGAAAATGACCCGTATAATATTCTATTGAACGAAATCGATGTATTGAAAAATGAAATCAAGAGTGACATTGAAACATTGAAAGAGATGATTAAAGAAAGTAAAACTGAATGGAATGTTCGGCTTGATAAAGATAAATACTACAGTATTCTGGCGGTGGATGATAAAACCTCCGAAAA